CGCGAATATTGTGGCACATCGACTGATACAGAATTTCCGAACATAATGGAGTTAAGTTCAGCGCCACGAATTAAAGCCCTTCCTCGATTTCCAGGTTGAGCTATTGAATCGAAGGCTGACTGACTATAAGAAGAACTCCCAGATCGTGGCACCCACATTGCATCACTTGTATAATCATTAGATCGTGTAATTGTTAACGATAACGGCACAGAAACGTTGGGTAAATCTGCGGTGGTACCAGGGTACATTGGGGGGAGGTCAGAATAAACTTTCCAACGAAAAGACCCACGATAACCAGCAAACATCGCCTTCAAAAATGCATAAGGTGACATCGCGACATAGTTATAACCAATGTTCTGACCCCCCACGACCACGTTCGATAGCCCAAGATTATTGGCGAATTTAACCGCAGTATTATCCGAAATGCGCGACGTACTAGTCCCAAAAGAATGCTCACCAGGCGACAAAGGTTCGCGTGGAAGTGTCAAACGACCTGCCAAAGCTCCACCACCAGAGGTTGAGGAGAATGACCCCGTAGGTGCTCCCAAAACCGTATAATCAGATGAACGATGCAATAAAACTCTCAATGAGACAACCTTCTCACCGTTATATTGCTCTGCATTATAAGGTTTATGGTCTGAAGGCACGTCCCCTGAAGTGGTAACAAAATCATGACTAAGGGTCAGGTAATTAAGTGAAGCAACTCCTGGTCTTATGTTACCCGTGGAAATAAATGTTCCCGGCGCACATGGTTCAGCGAATTCTAAGCCTTCAATCGACGTAAAACACAATATGCGCACACCCACTGCATTAGGACCAAGCAATTGGTTCAACACCTCCATCCTTACTGATCCGTTATGATAATTTGGATCAACCGGCCGCAATGAATTAGCAGCACCTGCTACACGAAAGTTATAGGTAGTCAATTCAGTACACGAATACTGGGGGTGAGACAATGAAAGCATCTCAGTTGCTGCCGTGAAAGGAACTTCGAACTCGAAATTCTTCGATTCAGTAATGTCCCATACTTTAGAGAAAACAAAGCCCTCCTTAAAAGGAACCGCAACACTAGAATCGTAG